TCAGGTGGAGATCTTATTCATATGATCATCAAAGCGATCGATGCTTTCTTTTTCAATACGCTTGGAAATATGTGAGTATACATCTGATGTTATTTGCATGCTGCCATGACCCAGTCTTTCCTGAATGTACTTCATGTCATTTCCAGCTTCTAAAAGCAACACAGCGTGAGTATGCCTAAGAGAGTGAACTGGCAATTGAGGCAAGTTTGATCTTTTTAGGATTCTAGAGAATGAATTGAATAAGGTTGATTTCGGAATGAAGTTTCCATCTTTTCTACAGAGTACTAAATCTAGATCATGATGGTATAATTGGTTAAGGGCAGTCTTGTTTTGGTTTTGTTGTCGCAAATGAAATGTGAGGTCGTTTGCGAGTGACTGGCGAATTGTAATTACTCTTTTGGAGTTGTATGTTTTTGTATCTCCAAACAATTGTTCTTTGGATTCGGCCTGAAAATCCAAAGTTTTATTGATGCTTATCGTCTTTTCTTTTAAATCAACATCTTTCCATTGCAAGGCTGCAGCTTCACCTTTTCTCATACCGGTTTCAATCATTACTTTAAAGAATATCCAGTGCATGTAACCATACTTATATGCTTGTTCCAAAAATGTAGGTATGTCAGCAGATTCGATGAATTTTATATCTTTTCTTTTGTTTTCGCCTTTAATTACTGCACCTTGACAAGGGTTTCTTTCTATCTTTTCCAAGTGGTACGCTTTATCCATTGCTCCGAATAAAGTTCCATGAACAATCTCCCTAGTTCTTTTACTGTAACCTTGATCATATAAATGATTGAGAAACTTTTGATAAATAATCGGTTTTAGTTCTTTCAGCTTTAGGTTTTGGAAATACGGAATTATGTGTTTTTTGATATTTCTTTTGTGTAATTCAAAAGTATTTTTTCTAACAGAATCTTTTTTGTATTCACTTAGCCATTCATCCAAGAAATCTTTTAAAAGTAGGTTGTGATTAGTCATTTCATAATTTGTAAGTAGTTTATGTTCCATTTCTTGTGCCGCGAAACGAGCTTCTGATTTTGAATTAAATCCTCTTTTTGATTTTTCTCTTCTTTTTCCAGTGAACGGATCGACATACTTAATTCTATATTCCCAATTACCATTCCCATGCTTTCTGTAGTTTATAGGCATTTAAATTACCTCCTATACATTGATAACTATCTTCTTTAATTTACCTAAAATTTTTAAGTCTTTTGATATAAACCTGGGTGGATATGCAGGGTTTTCAGATTGAAGTATATAAGTATTTTCTCTTTTATAAACACGTTTAAGAACAGCCTCATCATCAAGTAGTACTGCTGCAATTTCTCCATCCTCTACATCTGGTTGCTGTCTGATCAATACTAGGTCGCCCTCATTGATCCGAGCGCCGCTCATGCTATCTCCCTTGGTCCTTAAATAAAAATACTCTCCACCATTCAGCCAAGACTGTGGTGTTTCTTCGTAACCTTCAATTTCTTCATATGCAAGTTCTCCATTACCACATGAAATTTGTCCAACTATAGGAATCTTCGCTAGCTGAGGAACCTCATATACGGATTGGTTTTCCTTTACTGATTCATCCTCTTTTAATCCAAAAATTTCATCCATATCAACATCATAAATTTTAGCTAATTTTTGTATTGTCTTTAAACTTGGTGTCCTATTTTCTCTTTCGTAATGACTATAAGTTTGTTTAGATACACCTAATTTTTTAGCTACATATTCTTGGGTCCAGCCCTCTAATTTCCTTAATTTTTTTAATTTTTCTCCAAACATTTTAATCACTCCTGACTAGTACTTATAATAAGGTTCTTTATTGTCATTGTCAACAAATTGTTGACAAATATACCTGAAATCGTTGGGATTGTTGTAAAAATTTTGTTGACAGTCGCCTATTTGTTGATTTAATATTGAGTCAACAGACAGGCGACAAGTGGAGGGAGGATCAAGATGGGTGAGATCGAGAAGAAAAGGAAAGAACTTAAATACACACAAGAAGAAATCGCAAGGAAAACGGGGATCACCAGACAATATTACAATTCAATTGAAAACAACAAAAAGAAGCCGTCTGTTTCATTAGCTAAACAATTATCTGAGGTTATGGAAGTGGATTGGACTATTTTTTTTGAGTAACCAGTCAACATATAGGCGATTTTTCGGGGGAGGGTCACAACATGAAAGCAACAGATAGTTGTTCAGAAGATGAAAAAAAGGAATTAAAGACGAGGCTATTCCGAGAGATATTACAAGAATTGCTGATTAAGGAGAGTGAGTCTGATGATTCAAGTTCAAGTTGATGAAGCGGAAATCAGGCAAATATATCTCGAAAAGATTCAAGAGAAGTTAGATGAAATCGATAATGAACTAGTCTTCTGGGACAGAAAGGAACTCATGCGACGCACTTGTTTATCCTGGAATACAATTTTAAAAGAGTTCTTTTATGACAGTCGTTTCCCAAAACACAAAATCGGTTCAAAGTGGATGTTCCCAGCTGAGCAAACAAAAGTTTTCTTGATTGAGTGGCTGAAAGAACAAAGGGGAGCGACATGAAAATAAGAGACTCTCTTGATCTCATATACCCAGTCTTAACTATTGTGGCATATCTGATTATGGTATGGGCTTTATAAAAACATCAAATGGAGTGATCGAATGAATAAAGAAACAAGCATGAAGGAAATGAAAAAGCGCTTTGAAGAGATCGTTGATTCAAAAGCTGAAGATGGCGATAAAGATCTACGCCTTGCGATTCTAATGACTGATATGGAGAAAGTGTTCAGCATCCCTGCTATTGCTGGCAAGAGACTTGAAGCGTTTGAAAAGAAACACTCTGACGTACTGGAGTTTTACCGGGAAGTATCAGCCGCAAGAAAATTCAATGAGGAGGTCATTTAAGTGAAATCAACAGGCATTGTAAGAAAAGTGGATGAGTTAGGTCGAGTGGTCGTACCAATTGAATTGCGAAGAACATTAGGGATTAGAGAGAGAGATCCAGTGGAAATCTTCGTGGATGATGACAAGGTTATCTTGAAAAAGTATGTAACCTCGGAGGATACAAAAGAACAACGAGACAAAATCAACAAGCTCATGAAATTTTGCGATGGTCTGAAACTAAAAGCTGGAGCGGCGCAAAAAGAGCAACTGGAACAAATTCAAAATGAACTCTACAAAACAATGAGTCCATGAAAAAAGCCACCTGGATGGCGGTCCAGATGACTAGGTAAATGAAGCATTAAACGAGTTACTCCTACTTTACCATGCATGTTAGTCGCAGAGCAAGGTATAGAGGGCGGCAGGTCAGCCTGTCGTTGAGACCGGGAGCGGGTTTCATCCGTTTTATTCAATGGACAACCTTCCCCCTCCTTCCGTTCCTGGTCTCAACGATGCGCTGGCATCAGAGAGGAGGTGTTACATATGAGTGAATACCAAATGAAATTGAGCGAAATAGCTGACGGAGCACTTCAGGAGCAGTTTGATGTTGAGCATCAGCGTGTGGTTGATAACATGTTCGATCGTAATACTAAAGCGAAAGCGAAGCGGAAAATCACAATTGAACTGGAGTATGTTCCTAACGAACAGCGAGAACTTGCGAATATGACTCTCAACGTGAAATCGAAGCTTGCTCCGGCTGACAGTGTTCCTACCAGCCTTATGATTGGAGCGGATGGTAACGGACAAGTTGTAGGCAAAGAGTTGCGTTCCGGCATCCGTGGACAAACGTATTTTGAAGAGGATAGTGTCAAACAGGATGACGGAGAGAAAATTTACGAATTTAAAAAATCTACAGAAAAGTAAGGAGTGGCAATTTTGTTAAAAGAATTTGCTCAGTATCTTGTGAAGCTTGGAACTCCAGATGTGCTCACTGTAAATGAACAACAATATTCAACACAACCGCTTCAACTACTAAAGAAACCAACACCTTCAACTATTGGTGTAAGGAGTTTGTCTGGACTGGTTGATTATATACAATCTGAATTTGATGGATCGATTCCTCTTATGATTCATGTGGAAAGCCCGACCCGTGTTAAAGTCTTCTCCCAAACAAACGTAGATGAAGAGCGTGACCATGTGATTGTGGCCGATGCTATGATCCCTGAATTCAGATTTGATCAATTCTATGATACAGAGGCCTTCAACATTAAGCTTCAATCATGCTTCGTTAAGAATGAAGACCGAGACATCATGTTGAAAGTCGTAGGCAGTATCAAAGAAGAAGGCGTCCAAGAAGTAGGGGATGATGGGATTTCTCAAGCCGTAACTGCCCGTACTGGAGTTGCAACGGTTGGAAACGTTAAAGTCCCTAATCCAGTGGAGTTAGCGCCGCGCAGAACATTTGTAGAGGTTGAACAACCCGAGAGTGATTTTGTATTCCGTATGAGACAGGGGCCTAAATGTGCGCTGTTTGAAGCGGATGGTGGAGCTTGGGAACTTGAAGCAATGGAGAACATTGCTGATTACTTAGAGTCTTCACTTGAGGCTCAGGCAAACCGGATTCACATCATTTCGTAAAAGGGAGCGGGCGGCCCATATCGCCCTTTCAACCACTTCTTGAGGAGTGATCAACAGTGAAACAACTCACATTGATTAAGAAAGATGGACAACCACTTGCTCATAGTCGCGACGTAGCAGAAATGATTGGCAAAGAACACAATATGTTGATGAGATCCATCCGGCAGTACGTAGGAATTTTAACCAGTGCAGAATTGCACCCGTCAGATTTCTTTATTCCTTCTTATTATCAAGATGCCAAGAAAGAGCAGCGACCGTGTTTCCTTTTAACGAAAAAAGGATGCGATATGGTAGCCAATAAGATGACTGGCGAGAAAGGCGTGTTATTTACTGCTGAGTATGTCACTCGATTTGAAGAGATGCAGAAAGAACTTCAGAAGCAAAGTGCTCAGCAATTGCCTGGAAATTATAAAGAAGCACTTCTACAACTAGTGAAAGAGGTCGAAGAGAAAGAAATGCTTCAACTTGAAAACCGGGCATATCAAAATGAAATTGCTTCAAACAGACCGAAAGTCGAGTACGTTGATGAGGTGCTGAAATCTACTGACCTAATGATCACTTCGCAGATCGCAGAAGATTACGGAATGTCGGCTCAAGGGTTTAATCAGCTTTTGAAGAAGCACGGTGTTCAATATAAGAAGAACGGCCAGTGGCTCCTTTATTCCAAGCACAAAGGCAATGGGTACACCAAATCCGAAACGCACACCTTCAACAAAACTGACGGTACTCCAGCTGCAAGAGTGCAGTCGAAATGGACACAAAAAGGGCGTCTCTTTATTTACGAATTACTGAAAACAAAAGGGATTCTGCCCACCATGGAGCAAATGAAATTGGAACTTATTGAGGGAGGTAAATAGAAATGCAGAATATGAAATTAGAGCTACGTTTTGAAGAATCCCGGGCGGTGCTTGAAGTAGAAAGTACACCCGAGATGGATACTGTGGCATTGACGGTTAGAGAGTTAGATCTGAACGAGGAGAAATCAAGTGACACTGTAGAGTACCTGGAAGATATCAGCGTTACACAGGTATATCTAAACCACGAAGAAGCAGAGTCATTTGCTGAATCGTTACTATTTTTGGCAAGAAAAAACGGAAGACCCGACAACGAATAGAGGCTTCCGTTTCTAAAACTATTAAATTGAAGCGGGTTGATGCTGGAACATCAGCCCCTTCCTAAATACCTGAATGCATTATATCACACATCCAGGAGGGTTACTAGATGGCAAAATTTAGGCAAGTGTACACAGAGTTTTGGGACGACGCGAAAGTTACAGAAGAAATGACCCCTGAAGATAAACTATTTTACCTTTATTTATTAACCAATCCAAACACTACTCAAACAGGAATCTATCAAATCACTAAAAAGAAAGCTGCGTTTGAGCTTGGACACTCAATTGAATCTGTTAATAGCTTATTCGATCGTTTTGAAAATTATCACAAATTAATCCGATACAACCCCGAAACACGAGAAATTGCTATTAGGAATTGGGGCAAATATAACCTCAATCGTGGCGGGAAGCCCATGTTAGATTGCGTTAGGAAAGAATTGGGTGAAGTAAAAGATCAAACCCTTATCCATTTTGTGGGAGATAACGTGAAAAACGCTCCAATAAAGGAGTTGTACGATACGTACCACGATACGTCAACGATAAGGGGGCAAGAAAAAGAAGAAGAAGAAGAACAAGAAGAATTAAAAGAGGAGGAACCCGCACGCGGGGTAAATCAAATCATTCAATCGTTGATTGATAATCACCTCGTAACTCCTGGCGGACTGACAGCGACCCTTCTTGATGATTTGAATGATGTCTTAGATAACTTTGGATTTGAAGATCCAGAGGAGATGATTTTAGAGGCCATCAAGGATGCTGTGAGAGGAAACGGTAAGACGTGGAAATTCACATATCGCAAATTAGTACTTTGGAGAAAACAGGGGATCACAACCAAAGGACAGTTGGATAACCTGGATCCTGGTATTAAACCAAAACAAGAGAAGCGGAAAGTTAACTGGGAGGAGCTGGACGTTAGTGGATAAGGCACAAGTGCTGAAAGTATTTAAAGTTTTGCAAAATGCTTATCCCCGCTTCATGCCTGATAACACCGAGGATGCTCAGGAGAAGTTAGACACTTGGACGAGAATGATGCGCGATATGGATTTCAAGCGTGTGATGAAGAAGGTCGAAGAACATACAGTCTCCAACAAGTTCCCACCTTCAATTGCGGAAATATCAGCCTATGCACCCAAGGAAAACGAAAGCCTGAAAAAGATGGAGCAATGGGAACGTGAAGCAGCAGAAGTTCCTCAAGAAACTAAGGACCGCTTCCTGGCTGAATTAAATAAGCTGATGGAGGCGAAAGTCAATGATAAGTAACAACGAAGCGGAGCAGGCAGTATTAGGTTCAGTCCTTCTGGAAGGTTCAATCATCGGCAAATTAACTCTTGAACCGGATCACTTTCACAAGGCACCTCATCAAAAAATCTATGAGGCTATGAAAACAGTGTCGAGTCGGAGCGAAGAAGTGAACACCGTCACAGTTTCTACGGAGCTTGGTGAAGACATGAAAAAGTGCGGGGGAATCAATTACCTTATTCAGTTGGCGGACGCAGTTCCAAGTACAGAACCGGTCATGCACTTTCAACAATTAATATACGACGCCTACCGAAACAGGAGAAAAAGAGAACTGTCCCTCACCTATTCAGAACAGCACGGGGATGATGCACTCGATAAACTTATCAAGTCTCTTACGGATCTTAGGGGAGTTGGAGTACAGGTCGAGGAGAAAACAACGTATGATCACCTTGCTGAAATCGCGAACGACATGGTGTCTCCGCCTGATCAATCTGCGCACGGATTTCCAGTAGGCTTTCATGACTTTGACAAAATGACCGGGGGCGGCCCTCAAAGAGGAGACTTGTTCATAGTAGCTGCTCGTCCTTCCATGGGGAAAACAGCATTCGCTTTAAACATGGCATCAGGCCATTGCAAGAATGGCGGTTCTGTTGATGTATTCAGTTTAGAAATGGGAGCAAAGCAACTCCTCCAAAGAATGATCAGCGCTCAGGGGAACATCGACGCTCAGAAATGGCGAACAATGTCTTTCTCAGAGTCGGATTACAACAAAGGAATCAATGCCATCGGTGAAATGACTAACTGGGACGTGGACATCCATGAGAAAGCAACAACTGTAGCGGAAATGAGGGCAATCATCAGGCGTTCAGTTAAAGAATTGAACAGAGAAAACCACATGGTGGTTATTGATTACTTGCAGCTAATGAGTGTTGTTGACTCGTACGACAGAAGAGACTTAGAGGTTGGCTCAATCACTCGTGAATTGAAGCTCCTTGCTCGAGAGTTGAATATACCGATCATCCTTCTTTCTCAATTGTCTCGAGGTGTAGAGTCCCGGCAAGATAAGCGGCCAATGATGTCCGACCTTAGAGAGTCTGGAAACATCGAGCAGGACGCTGATGTGGTTGGTTTCCTATACCGAGATGATTATTACAATGACGATTCAGAGAACCAAAACATCATTGAAATTATCTTGAAGAAGCAGCGGAACGGACCGACCGGGACAGTGGAATTAGCGTTTATCAAAGAGTACGGGAAATTCGTGGATTTAGACAGGAGATATAACGAAACACACGTCCCTTCAGCCTAGGACTTTATAGAGGAGAGTGAAGTAATGAATAAATCTTATGATAACGGCGTGAAAACATACCAGATGGATGAAGCTGAGAGAAAGAAGAAGATGGCCATTAATCCATTAAACTACATCGAACTAAAAGAAAAAGAGCTGACGGACGCTGCCATTGCGAAACAATGGGGGATCCATCAGCCTGAGTTGAGCAAAAAGAAAGACAACTGGGGATTCATCGGAAAATCCCTTGATGAAATGAAAAAGATCGCAAAAAAGAAAACAAGCAAAGCACAGAGGGAAAAGGCACAATCTCACTCTATGCAAGATCAGATCAAAGAAGAAGTACAAGAAAAAGAATCAGTGAAAGAAAATCAGGATTCTGACTTGGAGAAAGAACTGAAGGAAGCTAACGGGGAAGTGCAGCGGCTCAATTCAGTAAATGATGATCTGAAGGGAGATTTAAGGGATGAACGGAAGAAATACTCAACGCTTTATAAAGACTTTGAGAGAAAAGAAGCGGATCTGGAAGAAGAGCAGGAAAAGGTAAAACTGAATTCCTTAAAACTCCAACAGATCACCCAAGAGTACGAATCACTCCAACTTAAATACAAAGAGCTCGAAGAACAGTTTGATGCTTTGCAAGACCAAGACTACTCTCCAAAGCAAACAGTGATTCTCATTGAGAAACAATTGAATGAGGAAAGAGAAGCTCACCAAGTGACCAAGCTTAAGGTTGAGGACTTGCAACGTGAAAAACAGATGCTTATGAACCAAAATCAAATCCTCACCAACAACAACGAACGATTCCAGCAACGTTATAGAGAGGCTGAGAAAACTCACGAAGCACTTGCAGCATATACACAAAGAGTTATGCCATCATGATTCATCCATACAGCAAAGAACAACAACTTCTGGCTGACCGCTTACCTTCTAAGGCTAAGAGGTCAGAGTTTACCACTAAGCAAAGAAAAGAAGTGAAGCGGATCTACGGGGATTACTGCCAGATATGCATGAATCCCCATACCCAGATCCATCACAGAAAGTTCCGCTCCGGGAGTGGACGAAACAATCCAAGGAACGGGGCACCGCTTTGCCATGAGTGTCATGCATTCGTACATGCTCACCATGAAACGGCCGAAGACTTGCGCACGGAAGCAGCTGACCACTTTGGACCTTATTACTACTACGACAAATATGATTGCTTCTTTGAAGCACTGATCGATGAGCCTACAGACAAAGCCTTTGAAGACTTTATGGAATTGGAGGAGCGGAAGGCTCATGAAAATTTACGTAAGAGAAACGGTGGAGCGGGACTCTGAAGGTGAGGAAATGATTGTTGTTCGGACTTATGAAAGCAAACCACATAAATACGATTACATTATCTTTTTAGATAAGTGAGGAGCGGATACAGATGGAAGATCTTACTGTAAAACAAAAACGTATTCTTCTGTACGTGAAAAAATCAATAGAAGAGCGGGGTATATCACCAACGGTCAGGGAGGTCGGCATTTATGCTGGCTTATCCTCAAGCTCCACTGTTCATAGACACCTGAGCAACCTAGTGGAAAAGGGATATTTGGAAAAGGATGAATGTTCACCAAGAACGTTAAGGGTGACGAAAGGGGATTCTCCTGAAGCGGATGTGATCGAGTATATTAAAGCCATGGACGATGACGTATCTGACATCATCTTCGTTGAGGGACAACCGTTTTACATTCGCAGAGCATCGGTGGAAGACATTCAAGAATGGATTGGCCAAGAGGATCCCGCTTCATGTTAAGGAGATACATGCCGGCAGTGATCAGTGATGTAGAAGCGGAGCGGGAACGTCAGGATGCGAAGTGGGGCCTTCAGAGGCATTCATATCCATACTGGCTCACTATTCTCGCGGAAGAACATGGAGAGGTTGCCCAAGCTATGCAAAAAGGGAGCGTCTCCTACAAGAACTCGGATGCGGATGATCTGTACACGGAATTGATTCATGTGGCAGCGGTAGCGGTGGCCATTGCTGAACAAGTCAAAGAAGAACGGGATGTGGCAAAGCGTGACTGACTTGATCGCTTGTATGTTTCGTCTCAATGGGATGGTTGATTCTTCTCTGGTGCGAAAAGAGGTGAACGCATGAAGGACCAAGCGGTTTTGATGTACGTAAAGAACGGCGAATTGTATCCGGTTGCTCTGACAGAAGAACAACATTACATGCTTCAATCGACTCTAAGGTTTTTCAGTCCTCTACAAATCGTGGATGAACCACAAGGAAAGGCAGTAAACCTGCTCGATAATAGGAAGGGGCCAAGACGTGAAGGTGGCAGAGATTGAATACAAACGAAAACATGTGATCGATCAGCTGCATCAATTAGGAATCAAAGACACCGATGGACTGGAATATCATGAGCTGGTCAGAAAGTTGGCTATTGCAAGAGCTTCTGAAGTGGATGTGACATGCGACAGTAATAAGTGGTTTTAAAGCAGAGGAGTGGAGATGATGAAACAACCAAAATTTAAAGGTTTCAGTATGGAGCACGGTAAATGGTTTTACGGTCACGGATGGTTCAAGATCGACTGGACGGAAGAATACAAACAGGAGAAAAACATAGGCGACCAAGCTATGCTTTATACGGAATCCTCTCCTGTTGATTGCGAGTTGGGATCAATGGGGCAGTACACCGGATATGAAGACAAACACGGAAATGAAATCTACCAGGGTGACATTGTTAAACGAGTTGATGATATTCCTATCACAGCAGAGGATGGAGCGGAAATGTATTCAACATGGACTGTAACCTTTGAATACGGAGGATGGGCATTCAGAAATACACCAGCAAGTCCTGCAATCTCTTATCCTTCATTCTACTCTAATGCTAAATACATGGAAGTTATCGGCAACATGTATGAGAATCCAGAGTACAAGAACAATCCGCTTACGGCATAGCGCGAAGAAGAAGCGGAGCAAAGGATGAGGGTCATAAACAATGAAACTAAGAAGCAACTATCTCTTTATCAAATAGAACGGTTCATAAGAAAAGAGCAGCATGTCGAACAAATGAAAGAACTATGGAAAGAGCGGTGTGGACTACCATATCCATACCGCTACCGGATAAAAGGCATATGCAAGTATGACCGTGGTGATCCACTGGAGGAAGCAGATGAAGAGTTTTTAAAGGAGTGGAAATGTTGCTTAATCAAAAAGTTTTGAAGAGAATAACTCATCTAGAGAAGAACCATTGCAAGAATTGCGAGAAGAAGAAGGGGAAAGATTCCACAGCATTGACGCGTACATGCAAGGCGTGTCCAATTGGTCAGGAGCTTCTAAGTCTAGGGAGCCAGCTTGAACTCAATAAAGTTGAGCGCGTAATGGCTAAGGGGAAGGACATGACTTTTTCAGACATCCGCTTCTGTTTCGATAGTGGAGTAGATCCGGATGAAATAAAAAAAGCGGCTGGTATGAGCCATGGTAAAACATTCAAGAAGTACATGAATAACCATGGATACGCAACGTCAGGAAGAAAACTCATTTAGGAGGGGTACCAATGACAGACCATGAACGGAATGAACTGATTGCACTATTAGCTTGGCAGAAAGGATGGCTTCCAGAAGCATTTGAACGAATGTCAGATGAAGAACTCATTGCCTACAATGAGCGGATAAATGGATGATATGAATTCAAACACTCGTCCAGAAGCGGATTACCTACAGGCATATCTGGACGAGGTGCTTAGATACCAGCAAAGGATTGAAAGATGTCACCCTGAAATGCGGGTGAAGCTTATAGAACTAAAGTCAAAGCAGTTAGTGTTTGTAGGAAAGTTAGCGGCTGAGTTTGCAGAGATCAGTAAGATGACATATGCCACACGGAAGCAAGTGTACACTGAAGCGTTCTTTGCGGCAGATAAGTATAAGAAAGAAGAAGCGGAGAAGGCAGTCTTTCAGTGGAGAAAACAGGAAGCTAAGGACTACGGAAACTGGCAGCGATGGAATAATGCCAAGGATACACTGAAAGAAGAAATTAATGCCTTGAAATATCAGGTCAGACAGGAAATTGCAGATGGAAGTAGACAGGGGTAATAGAGGGGGAGCTGATCGTGATGATTGAGCTACTGTACGAATACAAGCAAACGCTTCGTCAAACCAAGAAGCTGCGTGATCAGTTGAATGAATCCAAACAGACACCTAAAGACGAAGAAGATCTTGACCAATACAATCACATGATCAGCGATCTTCAGTACATCATTGAATGGATAGAGAGGGGAAGGCAGCCATACTCCAGGCGAGGGATAGACCGGAGGGAAGTATATCGTAGGTTAGTGTTCATGGATGAAGAGTCTATGTCTGTACTGGGGCGGCCACTGAATGACCATGAACCATCACCTGAGTTGAATCAGTTTGATCGGGAGCGGCTGGAGGATGCACTATCCGCGCTTAACAAGAAAGAGAAGGATATCTATCTCATGAACAAAGTGGAGCAAATATCATACGAGCGTATAGCTGAGATGCTGGGCGTTCATAAGTCCACTGTACAGACATACATCCAACGAGCGGAAAAGAAGATGGTGGAACAGACAGAGTCCAGTTTGTTTTGTGTAAGTGATGGTTAGAGGAGGAACTACTATGAACTATGGAGATTCAAAGCAATTGAATAAGTATTTACTTTACAAGCGGATTGTGGAGTGGAATAAAGATAAACTTGTATTAAATGATGGAACAGTTCTTACGCTTGAAATGAGTGAAAACGATTGTTGCGCTTATGCAGGAGGGACTTTTAGTAATGTCGAATTGGATGCGGTAATTACAGACGTAGAAGTTGGGGAGAAACACAATGTTCCAGACGAGGATACTATTGTAAATGAAGTTAAAGTGACATTGTTCCACAACCAAAACCCGATTGCTTTGGCCGAAATGACAGCAAATGCAGGTAATGGAGGTTATTACTATTCAATAGGGTCGTTTGTAGTAAACGGCATACATTTCCCAATTGTAGATGCTTAACGATAAAGAAACATGAACAATTCAGAAACAGTTATTTTTGTCATACCTTTGCCACCTATATATAGAGGGGGCGAAACCCATGAAAGTAACATGTGATGATGGGTGCAAGAAAGAGTTTAATATTCCCAACCTGATATCATCCTACATCAATGATGATGTGGAGCGGACGTTCTTCCGTTGTCCTGCTTGCGGACAAGAGTACGATTCATTCTATACCAACAGTCAGGCCAGGGAGATACGTACCCAAGTGAATAAGCTTAGATCTAAGAGTAAGCTAAGCGATAAAGAGGAACGGAAGCTAAGGCTCTACACTGATAACCTACAGGCGATCATGGCCAGCCTGAGAGAAGAGTATGGCGCAAGGTGAAGCCGTACGCTAGGAGGTTCTATAAGAGTACAGCATGGCAGAAGTGTAGGGCATCATACATCAAGCAGGTGTATGGCATGTGTGAGAGGTGTGGAGCTCCTGGTGATATAGTACACCACAAGGAGTACATCACACCGGGTAACATACATGACCCAAACATTACACTGAACCATGAGAACCTTGAGTACCTTTGCCAGACCTGTCACAACAGGGAGCACCATGGATCAGGTGAGGATACAGTAAGGGAAGGCCTGGCATTCAATGGGGATGGGGAACTGGTGAGGGAGTAGGGATGATGGTAGGGTGCAGGGGATAAGGGACACAGAGCATGGTGGATTGAGTCATACATTCATCATGCTCTGTTTCTTTTATTCTTGAATCATATTAATCAATTCATCTTAACAACTTCCGCTCCGTTGCTAACAAACTTATTCATAATTTATTGCGAATCATTTTATAATTTTATTTTTAATTAATTGTATTTAATTGGAATGAAGCGCGTCGCTCTTCTGTTGTACTAACGAACAGAGCTGAAGACCTGACTCCCCCCTCTTAACCGAGGGGAGGGGTATGGTTACAGGACCGTTGGGGCAGCTTCGCGTAACACACAGGTCATTCCACATGAGGGGGGGTCCAGCGGATGGCGAGAAAAAAATCCCAAAAATTACAAGATGAACTTATCCAAGAAGAAATAGAAAAAATTAACAGTAACTTCGCAGAACTTCCTGAAGATAAGCGGAAAATCGCACAAAGGTTAATCGAGCGAATTGCCTTTATGACGATTACTCTTCAGATATTAGAAGACACGATCAAGGCGAAGGGTCCTACTTACAACTTCACTCAAGGCTCCCAGAAGATGCTGGTGGAAAACCCCGCCCAGAAATCTTACAATGCCATGATCAATAGGTACACGGCTGCTTACGATAAATTGTTCAGTCTGTTGCCGAAAGATGATCCTGATCCAAAGGATTCAGATGGATTTGATTCATTTGTGGCTAAACGATGAAACAGTATCCATTATCCTATAATCCAATCATTGAATACTGGAACAAGATCAACTCTGGTGAAGTGGTTGTAGGTAATAAAATCAAACGAGTTTATCAGAAGTTGGTAGAGGATATTCATGATCAAGATTCAGTTTATGAATACAACTCGAAACGTGCGAATCATGCTATAGAGTTTGTTGAAAACTTTTGTAAACACTCTAAAGGTGAAAAAGCTGGAGAGCCTTTTATATTAGAACTATGGCAAAAGGCTATGACTGCTGCGTTGTTCGGTTTTGTTCATAAAATTGAAGAAACCAGAAAATATCGGGAACTTATATTCGTCGTAGCCAGGAAGAATGGTAAATCTGCCTGGGGATCTGCAATAGCGTTATATATGATGGTTGCGGATGGTGAAGGTGGCCCCGAGGTTGTCAGTGCTGCCACCAAGAAAGATCAGTCTAAAATCATCTGGTTGGAATCGAAGCGGATGGTAAAGAAATCACCGGTGCTTCGAAAGCGAATCAAGTCATTGGTTGCTGAATTGCTATCTGATTTCAATGACGGATCCTTCCGGCCGTTGTCCAGCGACTCGAACACATTGGACGGTTTGAATATCCACTGTTCTTTGATCGATGAATTACATGCCATTGAAGATAAAAACCTGTATGACGTTATTGTTGATGGTATGAGTGCAAGGAAACAGCCATTGTCCATCATTACTACGACTGCGGGGACCGTCCGGGACGGCATATTCGATTTGAAATACGAAGAACTTGAGTTGATTATAAACGGATATGATGATCCAGAAGGATATAAAGACGAAAACGTCCTTCCAATTGTGTATGAGCTCGACGATCGTAAAGAGTGGACGGATCCTATCCAATGGCAGAAGGCTAATCCTGGATTAGGGACAATCAAAAGCAAAGATGAACTGGAACGAAAAGTAAATAAAGCTAAAGCAAATCCTTTGTTGGTGAAAAACTTACTGACAAAGGATTTTAATATACGCGAAACGGCGAGCGAAGCTTGGCTTACATTCGAACAGTTGGATAATACAGAAACATTTGATGTGACTGAATTGAAACCAAGCTATGGGATCGGTGGGGCTGACTTAGCAAGTACAACCGACCTGACAGCTGCATGTCTGACTTTCATGTTACCGGATGATCCAAAGATTTATACGAAGGCCATGTATTGGCTGCCTGAAGATCTACTGGAGAAGAGGGCAGCGGAGGATAAAGTTCCATATGACATATGGGAACAAAGAGGTTTGCTTCGAACAACTCCAGGAAACAAAGTTCACCACAAGTTTGTAACAGAGTGGTTCCTGGAAATGCGTGACGAATATGACATTTATATTCCATGGATTGGGTATGATAGCTGGTCAGCTCAATACTGGGTTGAAGAAATGCAGGGGTACTTCGGAAAGAGTGCTCTTGTACCGGTCATTCAAGGTAAAAAGACATTATCTGGACCAATGAAGACTATGGGAGCGGATCTTGAGAGTAAGCGCCTGAATTATGGGAACAACCCTATTACAAAATGGTGTTTATCTAACACTTCTGTTGAAGTGGACAAAAATGACAACATTCAACCTTCTAAAGGAAAGAACCAACGAAAGCGTATTGATGGAACAGCAGCCATGCTTGACTCTTATGTTGTTCTGCAAGACAAAATGAATGACTATCTGAACATGATATAAGGAGGCAGGCGATTATGAAGCGGAGTATGAAGAAAGTCTTGAAGAAAGAGATAAACGAAGCAAAACGAATTAAAAATCAGAATCAAAGATTGGAACGTTTGGATCGAATCGCTGACGTATACAAAAAGTTAAAATAATTCACCGCGATCATGATTTAAGGGGGTGAGTAAACTGGGATTAATGGAATGGATGTTTGGTAAAAAGCTAACCAATCCCCAAACAAAATCCACATACAAAATGATTACCGATGTTGGAGAAGGGTTTTATGACTGGAACGGCGACCTATACAAAAGTGACATCGTCAGAGCATGTATCCGACCGAAAGCAAAGGCAATAGGGAAGTTACTAGCAAAACATATCAGAGACAATGACCAAGGGTTTCAAACAAACCCTAACAGAAATATAAGATTCTTGCTCGAGGAACCCAACCCCTTAATGACTGGACAAGTCTTTCAGGAGAAAATGGCTGTTCAATTAGAGCTGAACAATAACGCATTTGCTCTGATTAAACGTGATGAAGAAACTTTTGATCCTATAGAAGTGTACCCAGTACCTGCAACGTCTGTAGAAATGTTGGAAGGTCCATTAGGAGATATATATCTTAGATTCTATTTCAGAAACGGAAAACAACTAATTGCACCATATGTAGATATCATTCATCTTCGCCAAGATTTCAACAATCATGACCTTTTCGGTGACAATCCGGGGGATGCTCTTGGTGAACTGATGGAAGTCGTGAACACAATCGATCAAGGTATTAAGCAGGCGATCAAAAATAGCGCGGTTGTTAAGTGGATACTTAAATTTGATCAAGTATTAAAGCCTGAAGACGTTAAAAAAGCAGTGGATGACTTCACCAAGAATTACTTGGACATTGAAGGTACCGGGGGAGCTGCGGGTGCAGATGGAAGATATAACGCAGAACAAGTTACACCGCATAACTTTGTCCCGGATTCTAAACAAATGATTGAGCAAACAAGGCGTATCTATAATTTTTTCAATACCAATGAAGATATTGTCCAGAGTAAATACACAGAAGATCAATGGAATGCCTTTTATGAATCATCCATTGAACCTGTGGCCATGCAGTTGGCAGGGGAATACACCAGGAAGATATTTTCCCGTACAGAGCGATCACATGGAAACAAAATCATTTTTGAATCATCCAATCTTCAATATGCATCTATGGAGACGAAGTTGAATCTCGTTCAGCTTGTCGATCGTGCTGCTATGACTCCTAATGAATGGAGACGAGTATTGAACTTGCCTCCGGTTGATGGAGGAGACAAGTTGATCATGCGTTTGGACACTGAAGAAGTTGATGCTAAATCTAAAGGGGGTGAGAAGAGTGGACGAAGAAAAGGTGGAGCAAAGGGAGCTAACAACGGAAGCGGTGGAAGTCAGGGAGAAGGATGATGGAACAAAAACCGTCTCCGGTTATGCTGTTAAATGGGAAAAGAAATCCGAAGTGTTAGGCTTTTTCCGTCGCTTTAGAGAACAATTTAAAAAAGGTGCTTTCGCTGACTCCCTTAAAAATGATGATCAGCGTTTTTTATGGTCTCATGACGTTTCCCAAGTGCTTGGTCGAACTAAAAACAAGACACTTCGTTTGACGGAAGACAATGTAGGTCTTCGTTTTGAATTGGATCTTCCGAATACAACACTTGGAAAAGACACTTATGAATCCATTAAACGTGGGGATGTAGATGGCGTGAGCTTTGGTTTCAGAATGAAGAAACAAGAGTGGGATGAATCCGATGAAGATAACATTGTGAGGACCATTTCTGAAGCAAGATTGTTTGAGGTTAGTGCTGTGGCCTTTCCTGCTTACCCTGATTCGGAAGTAAGTGCCAGGGGGCACGATCCGGTTAAAGAGCGGATGGAGAAATCAGCAGCTATAGAAAAACGCAAGAAATTAATTTTAGAAACTTATTTGTAAAGGGGAATGCAAAATGACGAAATCAAAAGAATTGTTCAAAGCCGTACAACGCCTTAACTTTTTGAAACTGGGTGATCTTCAGTTTTTCAACGGTAAAAAGCAAGAGCGTCTGAAAGAGATTAAGGATCGTAAGGCTGAAATCCGTACTTCTCTTGAAAAAGAAGAAGATGTAGATTTGGATAAGCTGGAAACAGAACTTCGTGAATTGAAAGAAGAAGAAGAGAAGATTGAACAGCGTGAACGTTTGATGGCTGGTGTGCAAGAAATTGAAGGTGGAAGCGGAGAGTATCGTACCATTGAAACTTTCAACGGCGGCAGTCAAAAACCAGAAAAACGCGAAGAAAGAGGAACAGCTTCTGAAGAATACCGTGAAGCCTTCATGAACTTTGTTCTTCGTGGTGAAAAGTCTGAAGTCCTAGAAAAACGAGCGACAACAGCTACTGGGGATGTAGGGACAGTAATTCCGCAAACGGTCATCAATCGTATCGTTGAAAAGATGAGAGCTTATGGCATGATCTTTTCTCGCGTTACGCAGTCCAATGTCAAAGGCGGTGTGACGGTCCCGACTTCTAACGTTAAGCCAGTAGCAACTTGGACAGACGAGGGTATGACTTCTGCTAAACAAAAGAAAACAACCGGAGAAGTCACGTTTGCTTACCACAAGCTACAATGTCGCGTGGCCGTTACCCTAGAAGCAGATACAGTTTCTATGGATATCTTTGAAACAACGATTGTAGATAATGTCTATGAAGCTATGATTGTGGCATTGGAAGAAGGTATTGTAGCGGGTACTGGTACAAAGCAACCTCTTGGTATCGTTAATGATACTCGAGTAACAAATACCTCTTCAGTAGCGGAAGCGGATCTGAAGTCTTATGAAAAGTGGGCAGAACACGTTTCTAAACTTCCACTCTCTGCTGAAGGTAAGGTTGCTCTCGTTATGACAAAGGTTGACTTTGACAAGTACATTCTAGGTATGACGGATTCTAACGGACAGCCAGTCGCTCGAGTTAACTATGGAGTGGACGGTCGCCCGCAACGTCGATTCTTGGGTTATGAAGTTATTGCGGTAGAAGAGTACTTGCCAACATTCACAGGTGCAGCTGATGATGCTACTTTTGCCTTTTTTGCTAACTTGAAGGACTACCTCTTGAACTCAAACATGCAATACCGTTACAAGAAGTACTTCGATGAAGATACAGATGAGTATGTTCATAAGACTACCCTAATCGCTGACGGTAAACTTGCTGATGCTCAAAACGTTCTACTATTGCAAAAAGCACCTACGGTTTAAGAGTAAATAAAAAGGAGGAATTCTAATGAGTGAAAAATTAAAAGCTGTTGTGGCTAGTACCTTTATCGATAAAGACACGAAAGAGAAGCATGAAGTTGGATCCACATATGAAACAGAATCTCCTGATCGTATTTCTTACCTTCAGGAGAAAGGTTATCTCGAAGAAAGTAAACACCCTCCAGAGGATAAGGGTGAAGAAGGTAATGAAGAGAATGAATTTCCGAAGCACAGCGGCGGTGGGTACTATGAATTGTCCAATGGTGAAAAAGTGAAGGGGAAAGAAGAAGCTCAAAAAGCGCAAAGTGATCTAGATGCTGGAGAGTAAGGTTAAAACGGCTCTAAGATTGAAAAATACAGCCTTCGACATTGAAGTAACAGGTCTTATTGCAGCGGCAAAGGCTGATTTGGTTCAATCTGGAGTAGACAAAAGCATTGTTGATCAAGAAAATCAAACTGATCCTCTTATTGAAAGAGCCATCATCGTTTATTGCAAAGCTAACTTCGGTTATGACAACGATGAAGCAGAACGATTCACGAAGTCTTATGAAATGCTAAAGAGTCATTTAGCGTTGGCGGGTGATTACAATGGCCAGGTGGAGTGAAATCGTTAAGTTAGTACCTAATACTACTCAAGGTGAGTATGATGAAGATGGGTACCCTGTCCAGACACCGGGAGATATCAGGGAAGTCTTTGCAAACCGGAAAAGTGTACACAGTAATGAGTTTTACCAAGCTCGATTAAATGGTTTCTCTCTCAGCAAAATGTTCGAGGTGCGTTTGGTTGATTATGACAACGAAACGAAATTGCTTTATGAAGAAAAAGGCGAAGACGTTGAGTATGTCATTAAACGCACATACGAAAAAGGAGAAAAAATTGAGTTAGTTTGTATGCGTAAGGATGATGAACATGGAAGTGCAATTTGAAGGGATTGACGAATTGATTTCTGAGTTGGAAAAACTCGAGGTCAATGTCAAAAGGGTGAAAAACAAGGCCCTTCGTAAAGCAGCGGAAGTGTTGCGCGACCGCATGAAAGAAGAAGTGTACTCCCATGGGTTAGTTGAAAGATCAGGGGAAGCAAGAGAGTCCATTGTCATGTCTAAAGTGAAAGATGATTCTATATATGTAGGAACCCCCGGGGGCGTAGCGGCTCCCGGGTTTTATTTGTACTTTCATGAAATGGGATATTACAACGTGCGAGCTAAACGCTTCATTCCACCACGTCCTTTTGCTTCCATTGCTATGGAGTTGAGTAGGCCTGGTATTTTAGATGCGTATGAGACGGAGCTGAAGAAGGTGATGAAATTATGAATAATTTGGTTAAGTCCACATTGTCGCCTTTAAATGTTCCGATTGCTAAATTGCGATATTTAGGTGGAGAAAGCCCCTACATCGTATTTTCATACTGGGAAGTTCCTTATGCTCACGCTGATGATGTAGAAATTGAAACTGAATACACCATCCAAATAGATGTATTCACCAAAGGAAACCCAGAAACCCTTGCGGACAATGCGCGAGAATTGATGAAAAATGCTGGGTTTATGAAGGTCTTTGAAAACGAAGATTATGTGGAAGATCTGCAGCTTTACAGAAAAATTATGAGATTCAATTATCAAGCGAAAACTACACAAAATTGAGGAGTGTTGAATTATGGCTTTAAAAGGTCTAAAAGATTTGCATTACGCGGTGATCCAGACTGAAAGTGATGAATCCACAACATACGATACACCAAAACCATTAGGGCCTGCGATTGCGTTCAACTTGCAGCCGGCCGTTAACCGTGCCAACTTACGTGCTGATGACAAGGTTCTATTTTCTGATTCCAACAAAGGTCCAACAGCGGTCACTTTGAATACAGCTTATTTGGAAAAAGAAGTAGAAGCGGATCTGCTTGGAAAAACAGTTAACTCGAATGGAACGATTTCAGACAATGCGAGTGATAAAGCTCCTTATGTAGCTGTAGGCGGCCGGGCTGAAAATGCTCGCGGTGGATACGACTACTTCTGGATTTATCGCATTCAATTCGCACCTGCAGAGGAAAACATGAACACTAAAGAAGAAACGCCAACGTATCAAACGCGAAACCTTGCAGGTGAAGCTATTCCTCGTTTGGATGACGGAGAAGAGAAAATCCGTGCATGGAGTGAAGATGAATCTATTACAGACACGGCTATTTTTGACGAATGGTTCGATTCAGTTATTAATAAAGACTGGGTAGCGCAAGTCTAAGGAGGGTTATAGTTGCAAATTGAATTGCTGATTGATGGGAAGAAAAAAATATTCACAGCTCCCTTCGTGCCAATGTTAGCTAAACGTAAATGGTTAGAGTTTGAAGCGGATGAAAGTCTTGATCTGGACAACCCTACTCCTGAACAATTCGATGAGATTGCTACTGTCATTCAGAAAATTGTTTTTAGGGAACAATTCACCCTCGAGGAGCTTTACTGGGGGATTCCGTATGAGCAAATGGTCAAGAAAACATTTGAAGCGGTGTACGGTTTTAAATCATCTGAAGGAACGGATGATGATCAGGGAAACGTGACGAGGGAAGAACGTTAGAAGAAACGCTCTCTTCCCTTCAAGAAGCCCAACAGAAAGAATATCAAAACATTAAGGACCTATATAAGCAGCTAATGTTCCCCAAAGAACCTTATGCACCAAAGTGGACGATGTCTCAGATCGATGAGATGGACGTCCACTTTTTTTATAGTCTTTTTCAGGATGAAACAGCGTCTCCAAGCGAAGACGTTTATTTAGCGGATGTATGGTAAGGAGGCAGGAGTATGGCTACAAAAGAACTCGGTAATTTACAAACAAAACTAAGCTTGGATGATAAAAACTTCAACCTCACCTCTGTACGATCTGACTTAAAAGGTCTTCGCTCGGAGATGAATGTTTTAAAGTCTACTAGTAAGGAGTACCAGCGAAGCACTGAAGGTTTATCCAGGCAATCTGACATCCTTTCTAGAAAGTACAAGACCCAAGAGGCCCGAGTTAGTGAGCTTCGTCGTAGATATGAAGAATCAAAGCGGGTGAAGGGTGAAGATGCTCAACAAACCAAGAACTTATCTGCACAATATAACAATGCAGTAAGCTCTTTGAATAAAACTGAGACTCAACTTAAGAGAGTGAATGAACAGTTAGAGCGCCAAGTGAATCCATGGAAGCGCATAGGTACGCAATTGGATACGGCCGGGGATAAGATGCAACAGTTCGGACGAGGAGCTCGAGATTTCGGTCGGAATTGGACCATGGGCGTGTCCACTCCAATCTTAGGATTCGGAGCGTTGATGGTTAGAACAGGAATGGACTTTGAAAAGTCAATGTCACAAGTTCAGGCTACTTCTGGAGCAACTGGTGATGACCTGGCATTGCTGGAAGAAAAAGCGCGGGAGATGGGTGCAAGCACGACTAAATCAGCAAGTGAAGCGGCGGACGGTCTAAACTATATGGCTTTAGCCGGTTGGGATACCCAAGAAATGCTTGGTGGATTAGAACCTATCCTTCGCTTATCTGAAGCGGCAAACATTGACTTGGGCCGCGCGAGTGATTTAGTTACGGATTCATTGTCTGCTTTGCAGCTTGAAGTAAGTGATTTACCTCAATACCTTGATATGGTTGCAGAAGCTTCTCGTACATCGAATACAAGCATGGATCAGCTTATGGATGCCTTCCTTATTGCAGGTGGTAACTTTGCTCAGTTCAATGTGCCTTTGTCTGAGTCCATTGCGTCACTCGGATTATTAGCAAACAGGGGTCTTAAAGGTAGTGAAGCAGGGCGAGCGATGAATGCCATCTTAGTTAACCTCACAAGTGGGGCTGGACAAGCCGGTGAAGCGATGGAAGAGTTAGGCATTTCAGCCTTTGACACAGAAGGTAATTTTATTGGCTTGGAAGAGACTCTAGAACTTGTTAGAGATCGAACCAAAAACATGACCGACGAGCAAAAGGCTCAATACATTTCCATGATTGCCGGTAAAGAGCACCTGAAGTCTTTCCAAGGCTTATTAGATGGTCTGGATAAAGAATACAAAGATCTTAAGTATAGTGTGGCAGATTCAGATAATGCCTTGAATGAAATGGCAGACACGATGCAGGACAATGCAGCAGGAAATGTTGCGGCTTTAAAGTCAGCCTTTGAAGAATTGTCCATACAGTTTTCTACTCATTTGCTTCCTGTGCTTACAGATGGTGTAGAAAAGCTTACCGATTTAGCTCGATGGTTCGGAGATCTTGATGAAAAAACCCAGAAAAACATCATTACTTGGGCAGGAATTGCAGCTGCTGTCGGACCCGCCGCGTACATGATAGGTACTGCCAGTGGAGCGGTTGGAGGGTTAACTAAAGGATTAGGTTTTCTCACTACTGCTTTAGGTGGAAAGAGCGGAACTAAGGGAGCCGGCGGCGCTTTGATGCGGATAGTTAGTAAGGGTGGACCGGTAGGTTTAGCAATAGCAGGGTTTGGTGGTCTCGGTATAGCAATTTATGAAGCTGTGAAAGCTTCTGATGATTATAGTTCTGCTAATGTCGAAAAAATTGAAGCCATGCAGAAAGAAATAAAGCAAACGGATGAATTAATTAATCGTTTTAATGAGTTGAAAACAAAGAACGAATTATCAAATTCAGAGATGCTTCGTTTTATGGATATTCAATCAGAACTTGCAGAAACAAATGCACCTACTATCATTGAAAAATTGAAAGATGAACAAGGTAAGCTGCTAGAAAAAAGCGGGTTGACGAACGAAGAGATGTCCGAGTTCATTGGTTTAAATAATGACATTATTGAAATAGCTCCTGAAACAGAAAAGGTTATTAGTAACCAAGGAAATGCATGGTCAGAAAACACCAATGCAGTTAAGGAGTACAACGATGAGCAAAGAAGAATCCTTAAGGAGGAAACAAGGAAGGAACTTGTAGATACCTTAGAAACTATGAAAGGCCTTGAAGAAGATAAGGCGCGGCTTATGAAGGATCAGGAAGACACTCAAAAGGATATTCAAAAAAATGCAAATGCACGGTTAGAAACGGAGGGAGAATTAAAAGGGCAAAGGCAGTTAATTAAAGACTTGGAGAAAGAAATTGAAAGTTCCACCGGTCTTCAAAAGAAAAGACTAGAAGACCAGCTGCTAATTGAAATTGATAAGAAAGAAGAATTGTTAAACCAACTTGATACTCACGACAGATTAAGGGACAAGTATGGTAAAGAATTAATGGTAAACCAAGAAGACTTAAAGACAACTCGAGAGAAACTGAAGGAAGCTGAAAACATCGTCTTTAAGTATGAGGAAATTATTCTAAAACAAGTTGGTTTAAATGCGAAAAAGGGGCAAGGGTTAACACAATTAGATAATGAAATATCTAAATTAGAAACTCAAAAGTCGCAAAATGATGATTTGTTAAGGAAAGGACAAATAAATACAACTATTCATCAAGAAAGAAATGCAGAGCTAAACGAGCAAATTAGTAAACTGCAATCTGCTAAAGGTGAACTAGATCAAATAAACCAACGTGCTAGAGAGGATATTAACAAAGACATCTATTTAAAAGAAAGACCTGCAAATTACTGGGCCACGCTTGATTCTAAGTTATCTACGCCAGTATCCAAGTATGTAAATATTTACGAAAAGATGCATAAAGGATTATCTTATGCTGATGGAACGAATTATCATCCAGGCGGTCCAGCGTTAGTTGGTGAAGAAGGATTCGAGTTAGCCAAACTCGGAAATAAGTGGTCAATGCTTAATTTTGGGATAGCTGACCTTCCGGTAGGTTCTCAAGTCTTTACTCACGAAGAATCCAAAAGAATCCTTCGATCTCTAAACAGCACGCCGGCTTATGCGGAAGGCATTAGTACTCCTGGATCTGCTGCACAAATTGAACGAAGGTTACAAGGGAACAATAATCAGCCGATTGAAGTTAACTTAGAAGCTACATTCATTAGTGAACTTGATGGACTTCAGCTCGCGAAAGGGACATATAAGTTTTATAAAGAAATTGATGATAATCACACAAGAGGACGAATGAGAGCGAGGGGGGAACAGATTTGAACCTAACCTTTAATTCAACAAGGAAACCATGGATTCACTTATTGGAGGGGAGATCCAAACCGCCTTTTGCTCCCATTAATAGAACGACAATTGATATTCCGGGTACGGATGGGTCATTCCTCCAATCTACACGGAGAGGACCCCTTTTAATTCAGCAGCCTGTAGGGTTTAAAGTATTAGATGATGCCCATGCATTGCAAATAAAGGACGAATTGGCCGATTGGCTGTTTACTGAGGAAAAAGCGGTGCTTCAATTTGATGATGAACCGGGACGTTACTATTATGCGGTTGTAACAAATACAATTGAAGATTTGACGCGTTTTGTGGACAAGAGAAGTGGTACAATTCAGTTTCTCTGTCTAGACCCTAATGGTTATGGAGCGGATGTTCCTCCGCAAAGCCTTGGTTCTCATACTACGTTGTTTAATGAAGGTACTGCAGAAGCCTATCCTGTTTTCGAGATCGATGTAATTCAATCCATTACAAGACTCGAAATCACTAATTTATCTCTAGAAAATCAAGCTGGTGGGTCCCCGTCCATCATCCTTGGGCGGAACAAAGCAAGAACAGAAACGGCTTTCCAGAAAGAAGAACTGGTCTTTCATGACACTATGACAAGTACCAGTTCATGGACTACTGCCCAAGAAGTTGATAATGGATATATCAGTGGGGAAATGGGCGCCGATAGCGATGGTTTTTACGCAGAATTGGTTGGAGAAGAAATTCTTCCTCATAAATGGCAAGGTCCTTCGCTAATCAAAGGGATTGGGCAATCTCTTCAAGATTTCCGGGCGGATATTCTTATTCAAAGCCCTAACATTAATTTTGAAACAGGTCTCATGGATGTGTATCTTCGTGATGCAAATGGAAACACCATGGGCAAAGTCGGTTTTGGGGATGCCTGGGAAGGTCAGGATCAGAACTTTGGTTTTGGTCAAGTTGGAGATTACAATACTGGCCACAAGGTTTATGCCTTTGCGAAATATCCATATGGATGGAACGACTTCGACGGGGTTATCCGGATTGTCCGTGAAGGCGATATATGGCGTTGGTACTTTGCTAAGATTGAGAATGGGGTCCATAACTGGGTGTACTCCACTCTTCGTTATACTGATAATGCGGGTCAATATATGGCACCAATTACAGATGTTCAAGTAGCCATGCGCATTTGGCCACTGACTTCATCAACAGATATGAAAATTAAAGACATCAAATTATATAAGATCAACCAGCCGCAGGGCGAATCTGAAGTACCGATTATGGCTGAAGCTGGAGATAAAATCACAATCGATACTAGGACAGGTTTGATTGCGAAAAACGGAGAGCCGCAGCTTACGTTGGCAGATGTCAGGACGCAGATGTTTCCTTTGGCGCCTGGATACAATCAACTAGTGGTTGCAAGTAATGGATCCGTAAATGCTTCAGTCAGTTATACCAATACCTATAAGTAAGAGGGTGTAATCATGACAAAAGCTGAAATTATAAGGGATGAACGAACGGTGAAAGTAGGGCGTGTCCGTGTGGAGACAGTCCAGATGGGCTTGGCAGGGCAGACCTCTTATGAAAGGGCGGAACCAATCAATGAGAACGCTGGTGATTAAAAAAGGGGATACAGGTGAAGGCATCGTGGCTGTGTTAAGTCGAAAGGGAAAAGAAGAGAATTTAACCGGAAAAACGGTTCGATTTTATATGAGTAACGGTATCGAAGGGTATGCTCAAGTCATAGATCCCGAGAATGGTAAAGTGATGTATCCCATTGAGGATACTTTTTTTAATGAACTGGGTTATTTCCAAGGAGAATTCAAAGTGACCTATGAAGATGGCCGCGTGTTGAGTTTCCCTGGCGAAGGTTTCATACCAATAAGAATTATTGAAGGAGTGGGTAACAATGGCTGAACAAGGACGTTTACCTAGAGAGTCCAATCCATTACCTGGAGAAAAGCCTGGATTTACGGGTTCGTGGAAGAAGACTGATGGAACTTATCCTGAAACAGGAGAAGCAAATCCACTACCCATCCAGGCGGTTCAAATGCAGTCTCAATTGAACGATTTGAAGACACTGATCACAGCAACAAACGATCGCCTGAATCAAACCTTAGATACTCAACTAACGGGGAGTAAACTTCAAGAACAGAAAACAGAAGTGGATGCTGCGAGTGGAGTTGTAAGCTTCGCGGAAAATATCCAAGCTATTGAAATTTACAACCGTGACACCGCAGACGGGGTATTCACAGTGAATAATATTGACATCACTGTCCCTGCTGATGATTCTTTTCAAGCTACCGTAGGAGGGACACCTTCTAATGAAGTGAGTGTGAGTGGTTCAACCTCTTACATTATTGGGAGGTATGCTTGATGGGTTATGGTAGTAAAAGCAATAAGATTATAAATGTAGATGTGACCGGGGAAGTAGATAGCCGCATCCAAGAGAGAGTAAAAGGGCAAGTTGGGAAGTCCGTTCAAACATTCGCAGGTGTAATAAGAAACACAGGTACGGGATGGGGTTATATTGATGATATAGGTCATGCTCCTGTAAATATGGATGCTATAAGTTTATATAATGGTTCAATTAATGTTCACCATACTCCCAACGCTTTAAAAGTGGGTACTTTGATAGCCACACCAGATGAAACATACGCAAATGACGGGCTTATTTGCGGGGCAAGTGTAGGCACGACAAACTCGTATATACACTTGCATTTCCCTTTGAACGTTGCAATAGATGGTAATGGGAACTTGACCTTGCCATCGTATTTTTCGTCATCTGTGACAGGTTATCTAAGTTCAGATAAATCACAGGTTGTTATTGACCATCCACCAGTTAGTGCGTCTGATATTCCGCAAGTTATCAGTCCGACAAACAACCGTGAGAACGCTGATTATTCAGTTAGTTACACGGACACTCAAGTTATTGTTACATTACTAAAGAACATGTCGGGTCATATTTACTATGACTCAACCTCTTCATCTTTCAAATATATTGGCTCTAACATCGATGACTTCTCTTTTAGCTTTGATAATGTAACAGGAGAATTGACAGTTGCTCATGCGAACATAACAGGTAATGATGTGTATAGCATTTCCATTACAGGTCGGGACGGTTACTACACTCCGAAATTATCTGTTCCATTGACTAATTCGTTTAAAGTGAAGTTTTATGACGATGCAGGGAATTTGATCACAACACCAGATTCAAATATGAGATTCTACTTTTCACGCCCTAACATTAGATATAAATCCCCTATGCAAGCAGCAAATGAAATATTAATAAAACGAGGACATTGTAAAGCGGATGCAAACGATGTAGTTAATTCAGGTGCAAATATCTGGATTAATGGGTTGATGGAAATGTAGCACTAACGGATGTCGTCACTTGAGTATGAAAAATTAAAATTGGAGGGTGATCGAATGAATGAAAGACTCGTTAGAGAAGGAACAGGGACCCCGAGAACTTTGGATAAAAATCACCTACTTACTATACTTCAAAGAAACAACAAGCAAGTGTTTGATTTGTTGGAACAAAGGAATAATGAGTCTCCGGGAAGTACCAGCTACGATCAAATAGAGTCTGAGCTAACTTCTGAAAATGGAGAAGCTCTTATGCTAATGAAACTTATTCGATATTTAGATTTTGAAACGGAGTTTGAAGACTTGAAATAAAAAGAAGGAGCTCTTCCAATTAGGAAGGCTCCTTTTTCAGGTGTATTTAATTAGAGTTTTTCAGACCTTTGTTCACTAAGTCTCGGATAGCCTCACTTCTGTTCTTTAGCCTATTTTCGTGCCAATGGTCTTCGATTGCCTTAACCATTTCTTTAGGGAAGGTTACAAGGATTTGCTCGTTCTTATTTTTATCAACTGCCATGGTTAATCACCTCGTTTCTCAGTATAAGTTATATAACTTATATTGACAACCTCTCTTCTTTTATTTATATTATAGTTATACAAGTTATATAACTTAAAGGAGAGGGAAACCATGAAACTTTCAGAAGCGTGGGAACAATACGAATTGGACAGGCAACTCGAGGGGTATTCGCCTTATACGTTAAAGTCTTACAAGCTGCAATCCAGATTATTTATTGAACATGCGGGAGATCTTGAGCTGGAAGAAGTGGACTTCAAAATGATAAAAGCATACCTCGCCAAGGATGCAAAGCGTTTGAAGCCCTCGTCGATCGCAAACCGCATGAAGTATTTTAAAGCTCTTTTTAAGTGGGCAGTTAACGAGGGGCTGATTGTCGGAAACCCTGCTGCTAAGTTGCGGGAACCAAAGCAAGGACCAAGGATCCCGAAAGCGATGAGGGAAGAAGAAATTGAAAACTTGCGTGAAGCGTGTGAGACTCCACTGGAGCACGCAATCATTGAAGCCTTCTTTACAACCGGTTGTCGTATCGGTGAGATTGCAAAGCTTAACCGGAACGCTATCAACTGGGAAGACCGGTCCATAGTAGTCATCGGTAAAGGAGACAAAGAGCGAGAGGTGTACTTCTCCATTAAATGTGGCATCTGGCTGAAAAAGTATCTGAACTCGAGGGATGATATGAACACTAGCTTGTTTGTTACTGAGAGGAGATATAAGTCAGAAGGCGGTCAACCACGGAAGATGTCAATCCCTCAGTTGCGCTGGGTTATCAAACGTATTGCGAGGCGTGCCGGTATCGAAAACGTGTATCCGCATAAACTTCGTCACTCTTATGCCACACACTTATTGAATAACGATGCTCCTATGGAAGTCATCCAATCTTTTTTAGGGCATAGCAACATCAAGACGACATACTTATATGCGCAGCTGTCTGGTGAGCGCAGAAGGCAATTGTATAAAAAGTACTTTTAGAGTCCTGGATAGGGCTCTTTTTTATTGGTGGTGATATCGATTGCCTAACTACATTGAGTCAGGAGGTCAATTTATGGGTCAACATTATGGACCACAAGATAAAATTCCATTTCGGACGTCTACCCTAATTTGGATTTACGATAAAGATGAACAACTCCGTTTAGTCCTGGGCCCAAAAGGACATCCTCCACCTCTTGGGCGAAAAGGTACTGCGAATTACGTCCATTCAGCGGGCGGTGTAATTGGTCACCACTACCTGAGCGAAAAAGGAAGAGCAGAATCCGCGAAGATCCCTCACTACAATAGTTGGTACACGGAAGAATTAAATGGTGAGGTCTCTTTAGAATTCACAGTCCCTGCTGGGAACCCGGAGGTTTCATGGATACAGAACGAAGGCCGCGCTGTCATTGTAGACAGGGATGGTCATTTAGTTGAGTTCATCATCCGCGAACCGCGTGACCGTAACGGTACGGAAGGACCTGAAAAGGAAGTCTTTGCTGAGGGCGGAGACTACGAGCTAATTGATGAGTGGATTGGAGGATACAAGGCAGATAACGTCACCTTGGAAACGGCTCTTAAAGCAGTTCTTTCAGGTACAAGGGTGTCCGTAGGAGAAGTGGATGATTTCGGAACCCAGAGTGTAAATATAGGAAGCACCAGCGTAAAAAATGCTGTTTATGAGCTAATCAAACTGTTTGGGGGAGAAAGACGTTTGAGGGTAGATGCAGACGGCCCCAACATAACAAAACGATACATTGATGTATTGAAGCGCAGAGGATTTGACAACGGTCAGACTTTTGAGCATGGTCGGAACACCATGAGTACTAGTCGTGTTGTGGATTCAACAGGCGTGAAAACAGCTTTGTACGGTTATGGAGCTTCACAAGAAAACGACGGCCCACGTATTACTTTTGCAGATGTAGAATGGTCTGTGGCGAATGGTGACCCTGTAGATAAACCCTTGGGGCAAACTTGGGTGGGTGATCCCGATGCTCTTCAAGAATGGGGGTATGATCAGGGGCGACGACATCGTTTCGGAGAGTATAGTGGTCAGGAAGAGGATCCCGGCATACTCCTATTCAATACTTGGCAGGATCTCCAAACTAAAAAGGACGCGGTGAGGACTTACGATTTTCAGGTTGTTCTCTTTCAGAACAAAAAAGGATATGAACATCTAAGAACACGCCTGGGGGACACAGTTTATGGATTCGATCGAGAAGTTCAGCCGAACATCGAAATAGAAGCATCAATCATCATTTACAAGCAGAACTTAAATGACAGCAATCTGGACGAGGTCACTCTCGGAAACTTCCGTAATAGTTTCGAAACAGCAAGCCGTGTCCGTAATGTGGAAAAGGTTGTTGAAAGAGACCGTGGGAATTGGGATAAAAAAGAAACGCCTGAAGGGGCCCAGGAAAAAGCGGAAACAGCAGCTCAATCAGCTTTGGATGCAGCTCAACAAGAAATCAGCGACGCAAATGACCGCATAGACGCAGCTTTACTTGATCTGGAAGGTGCAAAAACGGATATATCTGATGCACAAGATCTTATTGATGCAGTGACCAGTGATAAAGATGGGGTAACTGTTTTAGATGGAACTTTAATCACGAATGAAATCATAGCCGAAAACGCCATTTTAACAGGTACCTTGACAGCTAACGATGCGATAATAATAAGCCTCACAACAGAAAGCATGATTGCTATTGATGCTGACATTCAAAATGCGACCATCACTGGAACGCTATCGTCAGTAGATGGAACGTTTACAGGTGAGTTAATTGGGGCGAGCATTACATCGGGGTCAACCATAGATGTCGCTACAGACGCAAATATAGGAGACAATCTCTATTTAGGCGAATACTTCGGTAGCAGCATGAAGTCCATTTTTTTTAATAATTTAGCCCGGATAAATGGAGGCGTTGGTCCCATTGCAGCTGGAATGCAATTATCTGCTGACTACATTCAGCTTGGAGACGATGTGTATTTTGGCGGTTCCAGCACCTCTGCAAAGATATACTTCGATGCAAATGATGGGCAATTCTACCGAACTGTTAGTGAAACGGGGATGTGTGGGGCATATGGATACAACCCTTATAGCTCAACCGGAAAGAACATTGGCGGAAATGCTGTAAACTTCAACATTGAAAAAGACTACACTCCATCCGGTGTGAGTTTTGATGTTGATGGTTCCTATGGTGCTACTGAACATTATACTGCTTTAAACTCTAAAGGTTTTTGGTTTTATATCCAAAACACAGACACAACCAATGATCACAAGTATTGGAGAGGTACTTATACGTGTTGAATAAGGGGGTGATCTATTGGGTATCGGGATGCCGTTGACTAGTATTGAAGGGAATATCATGACTTCGTTGTGTTCTAAGTGTGGGAATGAGACCACCACTGATATTTCTAATGACGTTGTAGGGAAAGACGAATTCGGATTTTGGAAAGGATATCGTGTTAAATGTCAAACAGAAGGCTGCCCCAGGATTATGTTTTATAACTTGAACTTACCTCTAGATGCAGAAGATGAGCCATTTGAGAGCGGAGATTTGCCATTAGAAGAAGAGGTGCAGAGGTACTATGTTCGTCTTCTCATTCGCACTGTGAGAGAAGATTTTGTAAGTAAGGAGGGTGGATGATGAGTAAACAGAACAATCCGGTAAACGCTGAACTTATGGTTCAACATTTAACGCAGAAAATAGCAAAGCTTTCTCAAGAAAGTGCAGCAAACTATGCTCTGGCAGTTAGTTACAAAAAAGAACTTGATGAGTTGAAAGGAAAGAAAAACGCCAAGTAAGGCGTATTTTTTATGGAAAAAAAGAAGTGACCAACTCGACCTGGCCACTCCATCAAAGAGCTCACACATACGAGAAAGTTTGTTATGGGGGTGAGCTAATCTGATTATGCAGTAGGTAATTAATTCTTGCCACTGCTTTTTGTTTATTTTACAAAACATTTACACTAGGGGGTCAATAATGGAGATGATCATCAATTCAGCTAAGAGTCTAACATTAGGTCTGTCGTTAGTCTTTTCATATCTATTCGGTGAGTGGTCTGTGCTTCTGGGGGCGCTCATCTTTTTTGTGACTTTTGACTATGTGACAGGTGTTATTGCAGCTGGATATGAAGGAAAGCTGAATGCGCGCGTTGGCTTTTGGGGGATTCCGAAAAAGATTTTGATATTTGGAATGGTGGCGATTGCCCACGTTATTGATAAAGTTTACCTGGAACAGATCGGGGAGCCTTTAGCTATCGGGGAGTTCCAAGTTAGCGTAATGGCTGCCACTATTCTTTATTACTTGGTGAATGAATTCATTAGCATTACTGAAAATCTAGGGAAAATGGGCATGCCGGTGCCGACGCCACTTCGTAAAGCTATCGAAGCATTTAAAGACAATTCTCAAAAACATGATAGGGGAGCGTAATAATATGGCTAAGCTATTAAAACCAAAAGGGCCATGGAATGGTAAGTTGGTGGCTTTAGATGACGGACATGGAATGCAAACCCCAGGTAAACGCACGCCTTATATTCCTGAGTTAGGAAGAGAAATCCGCGAGAATGAATTCAACCGAAAGGTGGTTGGGTTCCTCGCGGATATTTTATTAGCTCATGGATTTAGAGTTCTCCTAGTCGCACCTACAGATACAGATACCCCATTGAGCTATAGGACGAATGCTGCCAATCAACACAAGGCTGATATCTATGTTTCTGTTCATTTTAACGCTATGAGCTTCGATTTTGATTATTCCAGCGCTGACGGCATTAGTGTACATGTGTACTTGGGTAATATGAAATACGATTCCGGTAAGTTGGCACGGGCAGTAGGGAAGTATTTGAGACAGGGAACCAATCAGGATTGGCGTGGGTTTAAAGAAGACAACTTCCATGTTCTGCGGGAAACAAATATGCCAGCTATCCTCACAGAGAATGGGTTTATGGATGATCGGAAAGAGGCCCTCCTTATGCTGAATGAAGACTTTCAAATGGAAGTTGCAATTGAACATGCACAAGGGATTTGTGAGTATTTTAATGTGAAATACAAAGGTTTAAGTCTGGATCCATTATCTAAAGGTTGGCTTGAGATTGGAAATAAAGGTGAGTCTGTTAAGGAGCTACAACAATCTTTGAAGGAACTAGGATATTCTTTAAATGTTGATGGATTATTTGGTTCAGAAACTGAAAAAGCACTTAAAGGTTTCCAGAAAGCGCATCATTTAACAGTGGATGGATTGTATGGACCAAACACCCAAAAGACTTTGAAAGACGCTCTGAAACGCTATGCAGCTGTGGCAAATAAAGAAGAGGAGGAAACTGAAGTGGTAAGAGACATTAATAAGGTAAGCGAATGGGCGAAAGAAAACTGGGAAGAAGCTACAGAGAATGGTTATTTTGACGGTAAACGTCCAGGGGCAGAAATTACTCGTGAAGAAACGTCAATTGTGGTGAATCGTCTCCGCAATAATTTCTTGGAGTTGATTAAGAAAAATGAAGAGGAGATCCAGCGTCTTCATGAAACGTTGGAAGCTGCAGGAGTGGAAATTCCTGAAGAATAAATGTTACTATACAAGTGCTCTGTTTTAAATTAATCAAATCCACGAACAATGTTCTTACAGAGCAGGACCCACCTTTTCTCCGAAGGGTGGGTCTTTTTTATTTGTCTTCATATAGATCACACCAGTTCTCTCCGATCGCATCACCGATTTTCTTAAGTAAATCCACCCTGGGATAAATAACTCCCCGTTCAATTTCACTCAAGCGCTGGTAACTAATCTCCACTTGCTGTGCTACATATTTTTGAGTCAGCCCTTTGCTTTTCCTCAATTCACCTATCTTAGGTTTCATAAATCCACTCCTTCTTAAACCAACTTACTATGTGTATTCGTCAACAGAATGCATATCCCTTTAAATCTTAACTAACAAAATAGACGAAAAAAATTAACGTTATAGACGAAACATTTAGCGATCATCTTCATAAGGTGTTACATGATTAGATTTTCTTTTTCTGGTCATGTAGCTATTAGTTACGGAACCAAAATCCTAATCAGGTAGAAATTAAAGATCTACCTAACCAGCCTTTCATGTATCTAATCCAGTAGTGCTACATGATTAATACAAGCAAAGAAGGTTGATAGCTCTAGAATCAACACATTTGTTTAGTGCGGATCCCGAAACGGAGAGAAGGGGTGAAAGCACGGGTGCCCTATTTCCAAATTTCTATACACCCAAATTCAAAAAAGGGGAGATTATTTTATGATCCTGACAATTGGTGTTTTAGGTGCAACTGTAGTCGGTGTGTGTGCGGTGGAAAACCGTTTAGAGAAATCAGGCAGACATGTAGAGGCGGAATTAGTGAATGCGGCAAATAAAATTATTATCCAAGTGACAGCTTATGGAGGTATCTTGTGGGTGTTCTGGGAAACGTTTAAAAAGTTCGGAGTGTAGGAGGGTTGAAATGTTCAGTGAGTACATCAAAAAGAATCGATTAAAAAATGCTTTCCGTATAGGTGATATCTCTTACAAGAGGAAAAAAGGCAGTAAGACCTTCAAAAGTTACCCTTATATTGTGGATTATCGTGAACGTAAAGAGGCAATTGAATATGTATTTAAATTGCCACAGGGGTTGAACCCAGAAGAATTGATGAAAAAGGAGTATGTTTTCCGTCAGGTGTTCGGGCAAAAGTACACCTTGGAAGGGGATGGATTGGTTTACGTTCTCAGAGTATTTGTTAATGATATCGATCAGACTTTCGACTTCGAGTGGAAAGACATTGGACCTTATTTATCCAACGCGTCCTTCCCTATACTTGCGGGTAAAGATGCTCTTGGTAAAGTGCATGTCTACGATATGGTTACTAATCCGCACCTGCTTATCGCTGGAGAGACGGGGAGTGGGAAGAGTGTGACAGTTCGTGCGATTATCACGTCTATCCTTCTCCATATGCGCACCCGTGTGGACCTTTACTTAGGAGATATGAAACGCAGCGAATTCCACCTCTTTCGTAATGTAGAGGGGGTCAAAGCTGTTATGACTAAGAAGTCCGATTTGCTTAAATGTTTAACCTGGTTGAAGGGAGAAATGGAGAGACGAGGGGATCTCTTGGATGCTTGGGAAGTGGAGCATATTGATGAGTATAACAAGCTTGAAGGTGTCACTTTTGAAAAGTACATCCTACTCGCTATTGACGAGGTTGCTCTCTTGAAAAAAGAAAAAGACATGATGAGTATTGTTGAGGAGATATCGTGTATCGGTCGAGCGCTTGGGGTCTACCTCATTCTGTCCATGCAGCGTCCAGATGCGAAAGTATTAGAAGGGCAGCTTAAAAATAACCTAACCGTTAGGTATGCGTTCAGGCATTCTGACAAAATCAATTCCGATATAACTTTGGGTCGTGGTACTCCTCATGATGCATCCACGATTTCCAACAGCGAAAAGGGCCGATTTATTTTTAGAGGGGATACCACACAAACACTCCAAGCTCCTTTACTTGAGTTAAAAGTGGCAAGAAAGTTACTTGAACCCTATAAAAAAACGGTGAATGCAAAAGAAGTCAATGAGGATTTGGAAAGAGAGTCGAGAGAAGCGTTTATGGAACTTCCTTTTTTGGAGTGTGGAGACGATGAATAAGCGTGATAAAGATATATTGGAAGCTCTTGAAAAATTTCGTGTGCTGGATCGCAACCATCTTATTAGCATGTTCTTTAAGGAATTAACAGGAACCGTAAATGCTTGTAACCGTGTAATGAAAAGGTTAGAACGGGACGATAAGGTGAAGGTGCACAGGTCAACCAGGCCATATTCTTACTATCCTCAGAAAAGCAACATCCGTCCAAATTCAACTAAGGTTCCTCACTTTTTAGCTATTGCAGACTTTTATGTGCAACTATGTAAATACGCTACACCCTCAAAATTTGAGGTGGAGTGGAAAACCGGGAGCAAGGGGTCAATCGAGCCTGACATATTTATGATCTGGAACGGAGCTCCCTTCTTCGTAGAAATTCAAAGAAACCATTACACGAAGAAGGTTATGGACGCTAAAAAAGAGAAATACACCTCATACTTCTATAGTCAGGCTTGGAAAGAGCACAGTGATTACTTTCCTTTCCTTTGGATAGTTAGCGAAACTAAATATAAAGGTTTGGAGTGGGACCCATTAAGGGTTTATCAAAGTGACACCGTATCTACATTCATAAGCAAGTATATGAAAAAAGATAAGCGCAATGCTGCAGGCTAAGTCTAACGATGTGATTTACCTCTTACAAAAATTTGGAACTTTCGATATACTTGTTCGTAAGTAATAAGTAAAGACAAACTTGAGGGGTGTATAAGGTGAGGTCTTCAAAAGATAAAAGGTTAATTACAATCACTAAGCATGATCCGGATGAATTCAAGTATGAGTATGAAAGTAACAAAGTTGCAGGATATCTTAAGTTGTCCGGTGTAATTTGTATTATTTTAGGTCTAATAGCAGGTATTTCCTTAGCTAGAATAAGCGACCCTATTCTTGAAGAAACCTATTTCTCAATATCATTGTTCTTAGGCTATTTTGCGGGAGGAACTCTTATGGGAGTATTCTTTATTGGGATTGGAGAAATCATTAATACTCTTCACGAACAGAGAATTGACCAAGAAGTCAGGCATTTAAAAAGCTTCTACCAATACAAAAAACAGACATCTTAAAACGAGATGTCTGTTTTTTTAATCAGGTTTGGAGAAGAATTACTATCAAGGAAAATCTTACCTTTGAAATTTTTAGAATATTTTACGATAATAGACATAGCACTTCTTGCCCAACAGGCAAGTCGCCCCCAGGAGATGGTGGCGAACCAACCACCAGAACCGTTTACTTAATCGACCTTAATCCAATCATACAAATCCTCAGCGTGACAATTAAGGAGACGAGATGCTTCAACTGCTTTATTGAAGCTCATTTCTCGCTCATTCCTAATCCAGCGTGAGACAGTTGATTCTTGTACACCCATTTTAGATGCGAACTCTGCTTGGTTCATATTTAATAGGTCTGGTAAACGGCATCTCCCTTTTCGGAGTGCCAT